GTCGACATAACGGGGGCTGGGGCCCCCTACTCAACACTCTACATTGATCGTTTAACCCCGACCAACTTAAACCAGAGAGTGCCTCACCATTTTATGGCATGCTCGTATGCAAGAAGCCTAAGCCGACTGGTATCGGCGCATTGTATCTACAGCACAGGTCCATTCGCGTTTAGCATTGATGGCCGTGGCCGGCACAATCATGCAACCCATGCCCCGGAGTCACTTGGTACTCAAACCAGGTTTCGCCGAGGTTTCAGGGATGCAGTCAACTTGTTCACGTCATTCGACGCCTACCACGGGCTTTGAGTGGGGTGGCTAACCCCGCAAACCATCTTGGGTCTCGCTCCTAGAAAATTGGGCTACCCACCTTAGTGGGATCACCCCAAACCAGACAACATTCAATACATATGGCGTGTTATCATTTATTTTATTTTAAATTATCATTATTATTGGACATACTGACCGGCATTGAGGGACACCCAATTGATGGTCATCTCCCTAACGATACTAGCCGCTGTCACATTAGTTGGTGTTCTCCACTGTGGTGGAGTCACGGTAATGGGACTTGCGTCACTAGCAGACGTAACGGAAACAACGTACACCAACGAGGTGGTTGCGGTAGTGTTGGCAACATCACTCAACAAATAGGGCACCCTTGCATCCTTGCTGAATTGCATGGTGTAGGCAGCGGTACCAGTGGTTGTAACTACGATTGCCAACTGGTTAGAGCCATCACGGTATGCCAAGTCACCATAAGTTCCATTAGTGACTGACAGCGTGAAAGCAATTGTGTACGTACCCGGCCTTTTAATGGCAAACGACCCCACACTAGAATCAACAGCGACGACCGCTGAAGATATGTTACCCGACGAGCTCATAACAGCCGCGGGCAAGAACACAGAATACATCGTGTTCAGTGCTGGGTTGAACGCCGAACAAGTCCAGGTTCGCGACAATACTGCCGATGTCGAAGTGCTTACCAAAGCCCCCGAATCAGGCGTAGACACGCACAACATGCCAGGAATTGGCACAAGATCAGGTGTTCCCATGATCGGCTTGGCGAACTCTATGTCATAGCTGACCCACAGCTGACCCAGAGCATTACCTGCGGAACCGGGCAGCCCAGATGTACATACTTGCAGGAGACCAAAGTCGTTAAACCTGGCATCCTGGACCTTGGTGGGATCCTCATTCTCGGTATCCCGCACGTAAAGCCAATCGCTGCGGCCCAACGCAGGGCTGCACTCGATGGCATGCAGGATGTTACGCGATGGCTTGGTTACCACCGCAAATTCCGAGTTTTGAAACTCAATCAAGGTGTCGAACTTCGCATCAGCCACGTTGTAATTGGTGGCAATTCCAACACTACCAAGCGGTCCAGCGGCAGCGTAATCAGTGGTGTTTGATTTAAACTCAACCACCATTCCCCGAATACGGTACTGCTGGTACTGCTTAGCAATGCGGGCCAACCATGGAAACAACGTAGCATTGCTCGGTTGTATGACATAGGCTGTGTTGGTGAATGCAGTGGGGGTAGCAGGAACCAGAAGGTCCCCCAAATACTCCCTGTGCTTCACATTGACCGTGTGATCCTTCCTGACGAATTGGGGCAAATCGTCGATGGGGCTCCTCTCCAAGTCATGGGCCATGGCTTTACGAGCAATGCTATTAACACTGACTTCATAGTCACCAAACCCAGTTATGGCAGATAACCCCGAGCCTAGAGCAGTGCCCACGGCCCGACCCATAGGGCCACCCAACGCTCCACCCAATGCGCCTCCCCCTGCTGCGAAAGACCCTTTCGGCAGCTTCTTCATCAAATTCCCCATCCTATCGAGCAACGACTGCTCTCTACTCTCAATCGATCCCTTAGTTCGGTTCGCCTGATATGGCTGAACCTTCAATGCCTTACCAGTACGCTTAACCTTAGGCATTATTACGAGTATCTTAACCCTTAAGTTAATTAATTAGATTTGTTTATACACTTAAAAACCAAATGGGATTAGGTTGTGGTGCCAAAAGCCTCAGCCGTATTAATCATGCACGGCTGCAGACCCTTAAATGTGCAACGCCTATACTCCGCCTCAATGCGTTCCTGCATGCTGGGCGGGATGCCGAATGCATGGAAAAACGACAATCTCACGTGGCCAGGAACGTCTCTAACATACTTTGCTACGTATTTTGATTCATACATTGCTCGGATAAACCCGCTATCCGCAATATGTAACGCTCTACCCACGTTGGACCTAATGCCCTCCCTTTGCAACAATGAATACAACTCATTGAAGATCGGCAGCATTCCATACAACGCCTCCCCACCCACCCCTACCTGGTGACACCACTGCCTGTAGTCCTTCTCCGAAATGCCAGAAAGACACAAACAATCCTTGGCTAGGGCAGTCGTTGGGTCCCTACACATTATCCACTCGTCAGCAATGGGGTCTAAACAAATTGGCCGCATCTGACAAAACTCAACCTGCTCAAACAAATACGCTGGTGGCTCGGTCTTCATGTTGATGCCGAATTCCATAAACCACTCTTTGAGCCCGTCGAGCCGATACAGCTGACTGCGCTCCATGAACAACACGCAGTCATCCCCATTATTAACAAGCTTCGCGTCGAGCCCCACCTCCTCGCAAAACCTTTTTACAAGAACACACATTATTAAACAGTTACCCAATGATGTATTCATATCCCCACTCGCCCTGGTACCAACTGATTCGTACGTTAACTTGTACCCATCAAGATAAGCGAACCCCTTATTATTGAGTTGCACCTTGAGCAACTTTCTTAGCTCCGAACAGCGGAAGATGTTATTATACACGCTGTGCTCCCATTTCAGGGCATCGAAACTAATATGTTGGTCAAACCTTGAGGCGTCCAAGCCAACCGCGACAGGACTGGTGAAGGCACACCACTTTCGCCGTAATTGTGCTGCACACTCCTTGAAATCCACCCCCTTCATAACGACCATGTCCCCCTCCTCGCAATCCCAATGGGCGGCAAGAGCCCCATACAGCTCTTTCTCAATACGCCGCGTATACCGGCCCAAGGCATAATTATATACAGGTGTGCGAGGCTGAATGACCCGGGGACATGGGTCATCCTTTTTCGTGAAATTGATTTTCTCATTTTTCACGAATGCCTTTATTTTACAATCCCTCGCACTCCAACCTCGTCTGTTGTACTCTTCTGCTGCAGCTGCATACAGCGCACGCTTGTTAGCGGGACTCTGCTCTAGGAACTCCCGTTCCGTGAGTGGTTCAACCATGGCCGACTTGCGCACCCTTGCTGCAATTTTCCGAGACACTCCTGACAATGTCTGCCACTTACCTTCTATCGGTTGTGGGGTTGGCTTCAAACCTGGGCCATCCTCGACGTTGAACACACGCTCGTTCAACGCACGAAGTAGGTTTGGAAGACTATTGGTTTGTGACCCAAACTCCTGCCTACTCGACATGTGGGGTGCAACTATCACATATCGCATACGGCTTGGCGGGGCACCCTCATGGCGTACTAGCGAAATTCCCATCAACTCGACTTCCCCATGGTATTTAGGATTTCGAGTCGTTTTCGCTTCGACGCGCACGAGGCACCCCTACATGGCCCGCGCCTGCCCCTCCCCAGCCAAACGCTGCCAGAACTCGTCACTCTCATCCTTGAGATAGTACGCGGCGCAAACAGCCGTCATGTAGAAGCATGCTTGACAACGATGGATGTCGATGAAGCGCTGCTCCCCATTGTGGAACACTTCATAACCCCCCTCCTCAATAGCTTCCGTCACTATCTTCTTTACAATGGACTTGAGTGCAGCCCTGTCGTTGTCACTGCTGGTGAGTGGCGCCTTCTCCGCACACTTCACGGCCTCAACCATGGCCTTCACGACCACAACTGACCTATGAAAACGGAGCGCGGCACGGTGCATGACCCGATGGCGCTTCTGCCCTACCCCAAAGATGCGATTCAAAATGTACTCGCCGATGGGTAATACTGGCTGAACCTCCACAGGATCCGCTCCCCACGTATCAACGCCGGAATAAGCTGCGGTTGCTTTAGCAACCTCTTCGTTGGCCATCCTTTTGCCGGTGAACTTGGTCCAACCAGACATCCAGGAAATCCCCGGCCGACGGGGGGCGACTGTGCCCAGTGCCTCAGCAGCACTATAGTCGCGGTATTTGGGAGCATCCTGCCAGGGCATGGCGCGAGCCGCCTGAAGGGCGGCCGCACGAGGGGTAAGGCACACCTCCTCATGACCTTGCGTGAACTCGACGACCTGAGTGTTGTGGTCATCGATGTCATTAATGTCCCTCGACCAAATCTCCAGCTGGGTCTCGCTTATATCTTTCCCCTCTGAATCATTGGCTGATCTATTCGCTGCCAAGTCAAGGCTGTTGATGTCGACATCATCAGCTCTAGGCAAGATGAGGTTTGAAGCCTCATTCTCGTCAATAGGCGACTTGCAGCGACTGGTGACGCAGGGTGGCTGGTAAGGCACAGCGAGACTAGGCTTGGTACCACTTTTGTCTCTCTTTGCCTTCCTCCGCCTAGCGGCACTGCCCTGATCAAGGGCTGGCTGGGGTCCAGGGTCGCTAGTCAATGCTTGTAGCTTTGACCGGCTCTCCTCCAACTCGGCGAGAATTTGTTCTGCCGACCAAACGGGTCCTATAAGACCGCGATTTGAATTTAAGTTGGGCTGAGGAACCCCAAATGCACTGGAAGGGGTAAATGATCCCCCAAAAGTGCCGGGCCAAGTGACGGCCCTATATGCAGTAGTGAGACCATAACAGCTGCGCTGCTGTGCCGCAGCTGTTAAGGGGTCGACGACGGTCGACACTCTCCTAAGGCCGGCAGGGGTTGCCACCCCCCGCGGGTCCTTAGCCAGGTAAAGCCCCATCATGGTCGCCATGACGGTGAGTAACAGCCCTGGAAC